GGTGGTGGTGGTGGTGGCGCAACCGAAACCGGCACACAATCCGGTGCAGGCGGTGCAGGCGGTGCAGGGCTTGTGGTGATTACAACATATTTCTAAGCATGAACTACGCTATTGTTGATGATGCCACTAAGGTGGTCCAAAACGTCATTGTCTGGGATGGAGTGACACCTTTTACTCCTCCCGCTGGAACCACTCTTGTGAATGTTGATGGCATTTCTTGTGATCTAGGCTGGATCGAGCAACCTGACGGCAGCTTCCTTCCTCCTCCTGAAGAGCAAAATGGCTAAAAAGCAGGTCAACCTTTCAGTGTCCAAGGGCGAGAAGCTGCCTGTCTCCAAGGGGGCAGGGCTGACTGCTAAAGGACGGGCCAAGTACAACGCTGCTACTGGCAGCAACCTCAAGCCACCGGCACCTAATCCCAAGACAGAGAAGGACGCAGCCCGTAGGAGGTCTTTCTGTGCTCGTATGAGCGGAATGCCCGGTCCTATGAAGGACGAAAAGGGACGGCCTACACGTAAAGCAGCATCACTCAAACGCTGGAACTGCAAATGAAGCCCGGACTATACGCTAACATCAACCGAAAGAGGGAACGCATCGAAGCTGGCTCGAAGGAGAAGATGCGCAAGCCTGGTACTAAAGGCGCACCTACAGCAGCAGCATTTAAGGCAGCAGCGAAGACCGCCAAGAAGAAGTAATGCAAGTCCCAATCCTCAACGGCATCTACACAGACACTGCTGGGGATTTCCGCGTGGAATACCCACGCAACATGGTGCCTGTCATTCTCAAGTCAGGCATCTCTGATGGTTACTTTCGCCCTGCTGACGGAATCGTAAGCCTAGGCACTGGCCCCGGGATCGACCGTGGTGGCATTGAGTGGCAGGGAATCCTGTACCGTGTGATGGGCACAAAGCTGGTGTCTATCTCCAGCCTGAATGTTGTGACCGTCATAGGTGACGTAGGTGGCACAGGTCAGGTCACGTTTGACTACTCCTTTGACTACCTCGCTGTCGCCTCAAACGGGAACCTGTTCCTGTATCGGCCAAGCACAGGGCTACAACAGGTCACTGACCCTGATCTGGGCACTGTTCTCGATGTGGTCTGGGTGGACGGGTACTTTATGACCACCGACGGGGAGTTCTTGGTGGTGACAGAACTCAATAATCCGTTTGCCGTCAACCCGCTCAAGTACGGGTCTGCTGAAGCTGATCCTGACCCGATTGTGGCCCTGCTGAAGGTCCGCAACGAGGTCTACGCACTGAACCGGCATACCATTGAAGTCTTCGACAACGTGGGAGGCTCGCTGTTCCCGTTCCAACGGGTAGAAGGTGCCCAGGTACAACGTGGAGCCATCGGCACTCATGCCTGTTGCAACTTCATGGAGTCCATTGCGTTCATCGGTGGAGGACGTAACGAGGCTCCTGCTGTCTGGCTCATCTCTGGCAGCAACGCTCAAAAGATCTCCACTCGGGAGATTGACTTGATCCTCGAAGAGTTCACTGAGACGCAACTCTCCAACGTGCTCGTCGAGTCCCGGGTAGACAAGGGCTACAGGCACCTTTACATCCACCTTCCCAACCGGACTCTCGTGTTTGACGCAGAGGCCACTACAAAGGCCGGCATGCCTGTTTGGTTCACGTTGACGAGCAGTCTTGTTGGTAACTCTCTGTACAGGGCAAGGAATCTCGTCTGGGTTTACAACAAGTGGGTCGTTGGTGACCCTTCCAGCGTCTCCTTCGGCTACCTGTCTGACTCGCTCTCGTCTCACTGGGGAGTCCTTAACGGCTGGGAGTTTGCGACGATCATCCTGTACAACGAAAGCCGGGGCCTGATCTTTCACGAGATGGAACTGATTGCACTCACCGGTAATGCCATCTTTGGCACTGACCCAAGCATATTCACTTCGTACACTGAGGACGGGTTGACTTACAGCCAGGAGCGAGTGTGCAAGGCCGGCGTGACTGGTGTGCGTGGCAAGAGGCTCTCGTGGCTTCAGCAGGGACGCATGAGGCAGTGGAGAGCACAGAAGTTCAGGGGAACCAGTGATGCACAGCTTTCTGTGGCGAGGCTTGAGGCAAGGATTGAACCGCTTGCGGTATGATCGAGGGACCGTACAAGATCACTCGTAATGAGCTGGCCCAGTTCCTGCCCTCTCAACGGGCGATCCGGGCTTTTGAGCAGTTGTTTGAACTGATTCCCTCAAGCCTGAACGACAGCACTGAGATCGTTCAGGAAGTCTCAATCAACGCACAGAATGCCGATTCTAAGGCTGTTCAGGCACTGTCCGCTATATCGAGGCTTGCTGACGCTGTAGAGCTTCTGGCACTGGCTCCAAACAGTATCCCTGCATTCCCTGAGACTGACATTGCGCCTCCTGTCGTTGTGGTGAATCAGCAGCCTGACATTCTGCCTCCTGTTATCAACGAAGTGCGCAGAAAACGCTACGGAGTGTTTCACAGCACCCAGCTCCAGACTGCCACTGTCATCAACACGGCGTATCCCATGACGCTGAATGCGACAGACATCTCTTATGGTGTCTACATCGGCACTCCCAACAGCCGGGTCTACATTGATACTGAGGGCTTCTATAACTTTCAGTTTTCAGCCCAGCTCGACAAACTGTCTGGCGGTGTGGGGGCTGTCTTTATTTGGGCTAGAATCAACGGCGTTGACATTCCAGACAGTGCGACTAAGATCCGCATCCAAGGCAACGACGCAGAGACAGTTGCCGCGTGGAACTTTGTGCTGCCAGTAAACGCTGGAGACTACTTCGAGCTTGTCTGGAGCACAGATGACCTGAATTGCCAGATATTTGCCTCGGCAGCAAGTCCTCCGGTCCCGGCGATTCCTTCGCTGATCCTCACTGTTACCGACAACATCTCTTAATTATGGCAGTCACCGTCAAAAACATCATTCCACCGAAACAGGCTGAGAACACTCAGACTGCCCAGTACACGGCTACGAACTGCAAGACGATCATCGACAAGTTCACGGTGACGAACACCAACACGGCCAACGTGACGTTCTCTGCCAACTTGATCATTGTTGGTGGCTCTGCCGGGAACTCCAACCTAATCGTCAAGACCCGTTCGATTGTGCCCGGAGAGACTTACCTGTGTCCTGAACTGGTTGGTCAGGTGCTAGAGGCCGGCGGGTTCATCTCGACACTGGCAGGGACTGCTACTGCGCTCACTATCACTGCTTCTGGGAGGGAGATCACCTAGTGGAATGTGAACTGATAGCTCCAGTTGATGCCATAGAGCAACTTGAGTCTGTTCTTTTAGAACTCCCTCAAGTTGACTGCCCTGTCCTGCATCATTTTGGTCCTGGTATTTACATTCGTGAAGTCAGAATGCCGGCTGGCACATTTGCCATAGGCCACAGGCAAAAGGAAGCGCACCTCAACATCCTCCTTTCAGGCCGAGTGGCAATGCTTGATGAAGACGGAACACCTAAAGTTGTTTCGGCTCCATTCATGTACTCTGGCAGTCCGGGACGAAAGGTGGGCTACATAATTGAAGATGTCGTTTGGCAGAATATCTATTCCACAAACGAAACAAACATCGAGAAGTTAGAGGCTAGGTTCCTGGACAAATCAAACGCATCAAACGAATTTCATCAAAAGATGTTTGATGTAAGAAGTTTTTTGGCAGAATCAGACAGAGAAGACTTCAAGAAAACTATCGAAGAGCTTGGGTTTTCAGAGGAAGAAGTCTCGATTGTGTCGAGGGAAGAAAGCGACCAGATTGATTTCCCGCAAGAATCTGGAAGCAAGGTATCTCTCAGAAAGTCTCCAATTCATGGCACTGGAGTTTTTGCGAACTTTTCTATTGGTGAGTTTGAGGTGATTGGCCCTGCTAGAGTCGCAGGAAAGCGCACTCCCATTGGGCGCTATGTAAATCACTCTGCAAATCCAAATTCGTTTTTTGTAAATAACGATTGTGGAGATATTTACTTAATGTCTCTCAAGAAGATTAACGGATGCTCTGGAGGAGATTGTGGAGAAGAAATTACGGCAGACTACCATCAGGCAGTAAGAGTAAATAAAATGACTTTGCATGGAGGTGAAAAATGAGTGGAATAGCAACAGCAATCGTTACATCCGCAGTTGTAGCTGGCGGAGTTAGCGCATATTCGGCAAACAAAAGCTCGAAAGCTGCAAAAGAAGCAGCAGCACAACAGGCTGCTTCTCAAGACAAGGCGATTCAGGAGCAAAGGACTCAGTTTGAGCGGATTCAGGAAACATTAAAGCCGTACATTGAGGCCGGAAAACCTGACCTGACTCAGCCCTATATCGGAGCTGGTCCTGGGGCACTTCAGGCTATGCAGGGGCTCGCTGGCTTGCGTGGAGCAGGAGAACAGCAGGCTGCCATTAACCAGATCCAGCAGGGCGCACAGTTTCAGGAACTGGCCCGGCAAGGTGAGCAGGGCATACTCCAGAACGCTGCCGCTACTGGCGGGCTTAGAGGTGGGAACGTACAGGCTGCACTGGCTCAGTTCCGTCCTGCACTACTCAACCAGCTCATCGAGTCCCAGTACGGAAAGCTGGCCGGCTTGACCTCGCTGGGTTCAACCTCTGCTGAGAACCTGTTGCGTCTTGGTCAGGCATCAGCAGCAGGAGTTGGAGCAGCAGGGCAGCAATCTGCTGCAAACATTGGAAACTTGTATGCGAACCAAGGGGCTGCACAAGCCGCTGGATTGATTGGATCAGCAAACGCTCAAGCACAAGGTCTTGGAGGAGTTTCAGGAGCCATCGGAGGAGGGGTTCAGAACTACATGCTGTTGCAACAGCTCAACAAGCCAACCGTGACATCTGGAATTGGCACTGGTGGGTTCTATGGGGATTTTGGTGCTGCACAACAAGCCTATGGTCCTGGATATAACATCCAGTATCAAAATCCAGTTGGACCCGGAGCCCCCGGAGGCTTTTACGGAACACCTGCTTAATTTTTATGGCCGGACCTTACGACTACTCTATCAATATCCCCCAGCCGCCGGCTCAGAACTTCCTTCAGAGTCTGACTGGAATCATGCAACTTCGCCAGATGCAGGATCAGAGTGCGATTCAGCAGCAGCAGGCAGCCATCCAGCAGCAGAATGCGGCTTTTCAGCAGCAGATGCAGCCTTTGGAGATGGCTAGGGTAAAGGCTGCAACTGATGCAGCCAATGCCGCAGCATCTGGACAAGGGATTCAAAATAAACTTAACCAGCTTACCTTGGACCAAAGAAAGCTAGTATCATC